GTATCACCTTGTGAACCTGTAAAACCAACACCTTGTGAACCGGTGTAACCTAAAGAGCCTGAATATCCAATATCGCCTTTAGATCCTACGTAACCAGTATCCCCTTTTGATCCTGTAAATCCTGTTGAACCTGTAAATCCTAAATCACCTTTTGAACCTGTAAATCCTAAATTACCTTGTGAACCTGTGTAACCTATTGAACCTGTGTAACCTATTGATCCTGTAAATCCTAAATCACCTTTTGAACCTACAAAACCTGTGTCGCCTTTTGAACCTGTAAATCCTACTGAGCCTGTAAATCCTAAATCACCTTTTGAACCTACAAATCCTGTATCACCTTGAGAACCTGTGTAACCTAATGAACCTGTGTAACCTATTGAACCTGTGTAACCTAAATCTCCTTTTGATCCTACAAATCCTGTATCACCTTTTGATCCTGTAAATCCTGTTGAACCTGTAAATCCTAAATCTCCTTTAGAACCTGTAAATCCTGTTGAACCAGCAGAACCTGTATAACCAGCACCTGCTGAACCTGTAAAACCAATTGAACCTGTGTAACCAACTCCGGCTGAACCTGTAAAACCAGCACCGGCTGATCCTGTATATCCAGCTGAACCTGAATCTCCTTTTGAACCGGTAAATCCTGTTGTACCAGCTGAACCTGTATAACCAACACCGGCTGATCCTGTGTAACCTAAACTTCCTTGAGAACCTGTATAACCAGCACCTGCTGATCCTGTATATCCTACTCCAGAAGATCCTGTATAACCAACTCCAGCTGATCCTGTAAATCCTGTTGAACCTGTATAACCAGCTCCGGCAGATCCTGTATATCCTATAGTGCCTGAACTTCCAGTATAACCTATATCGCCTCGTGAACCTGTATATCCACCGGCATCTCCTTTAGAACCTGTATAGCCAATACCTTGAGAACCTGTATAACCTGTATTTCCTTGTGAACCAGTATAACCACCAGGATCTCCCTTAGAACCTGTGTAACCTGGCCCACCTCTGGATGGTAGTGTAACTCTTACTTGTTGTGTAGGACCTTTAATTACTGGCATTTATTTTTTTAATTCTTTAGATTGACAAACCAACCATATTATGTTATAGTATATTTATAAATAATCTTAACTTTATATGAATGTATTTTAAATGATTTCTATAGCAATTATTGACATCATTGGATTGACTTACGATGGTGATACTTTAAACAAAAGAGGTTTAGGAGGATCAGAATCTGCCGTTATTTTACTTGCAAAAGAACTAGCCAAAAAGAATTTTAAAGTAACTGTATTTAATAATTGTATAGACAAAGAATCAAAAGAAGGAACATTTGATAATGTTCAATATATAGATCACACTATATTAGATTATAAAAACGACTTTAATTTTGATGTGGTTATATCTTCCAGAACGGTAATACCATTTTTACCTCCACATTTATATAATCAATTCGAAAATTTTAAACCTCAAAGATATTCTAAAATAAAACAAAATGCTAAATTTAAAGCAATGTGGATGCACGATACTTTTGCTAAAGGCGATCATCTATTAGAAGATATGATTGTTCATAAAGATATAGATGAAATATTTACTCTTTCAGATTTTCATACTTCTTATGTAACTACATGCGATCATGGCAAAAGAAGAAATTTTGAAGTACTGAAATCTCATATGTTTATGACACGTAATGGAATTGTACTTTACAAAGATGAAATAGATATAAGACAAAAAGATCCTCATTTATATGTTTATAATGCTTCTGTTACAAAAGGTATGTTGCCTCTAGTTGAAAATATGTGGGAAAGAATTAAACAACAAATACCTCAAGCTAAATTAAAAGTAATTGGTGGATATTATAGATTTAGAGAAAATGCTGAACCTGATGAACAAGAAAAAAAATGGAGACAATTAGTTGCTGATGAAAAATATAAAAAATTAGATGTAGAGTTTACAGGTATAATTAAACAATCCGAAATAGCAGAATTGATGGCAAAAGCCAGTTTCATGTTATTTCCTGGTGCTTTTCCTGAAACATTTGGTATTTCAACTTTAGAATCTTTAGCATATAACACTCCTTTAATTACAACTCGTTTTGGAGCTTTAGAAGAAACAGCTGTTGAACAGGCCTGTTACTTAATTGATTACGCAATAGAACCAAATAGTCTTTTTAGATTTATTGATAAAAAAGAACAAGAAAATAAATTTGTAAATATGGTTTTACAGACCAATGATAATAGATATTTACATCAACAAAAAATGTATTCATGCAATATTATAAAAGACATTGTAGGTTGGGATTCTGTAGCATTACAATGGAAACAACATATCTATAAAAAATTAGGTGAATATCTTTCAAAAGAAGAATATAAAAAAGTAAGTCATATCAATTTTAGGGTTAAAAAAGTATTTGGTAGAAGATTTAGCAATTACGAAGAAAATTATTTACCAAGAAATACACAACAAAGAATTGTTTTGATTACGCCTACTTATAATGCTTCTAAATATATTGAGAAATGTATTAAATCAGTTATTACACAAGACTATGATAATTATTTAATGATTGTTATTGATGATTGTTCTACAGATAATACTTATGAGTTAGCTAAAAAATATAAAAGTGATAAGATTAAAGTGATACGAAACACAGAAAATAAAGGTGCTGTAAGAAATCAAATAGAATCAATAAACAAATTTTGTGAACGTGATGATATTGTAATGTTTTTAGATGGAGATGATTCTTTAGTAAACGATAATCAAATATTTCATTTTTACAATAATCTTTATGATGGTACAACTGAGTTTAGTTATGGTTCATGTTGGTCAATGGTAGATAATATACCTTTAGTATCTCAACCTTATCCAGAACAAATTAAAAAAGAAAAGAAATATAGACAATATAAATTTAATTGGAACATGCCTTACACTCATTTAAGAACATTTAAGGCATATCTTTTAGAAAATGTTGATGAAAATATGTTTAAAGATGAAAATGGAAAATGGTATAAAGCAGGAGGAGATGGTTCTATTTTTTATTCTCTAATAGAAAAATGTCAACCCGAAAGTATTAAAGTAGTACAAGACATTGTTTATAACTATAATGATACACACCCTTTAAATGATTATAAAGTAAACTCTGAAGAACAAACTAAAAACGCAAACAGGATATTAACTCAATGAAAAAGATATTAATTGCTATACCAACAAACAAATACGTTGAAACAAAAACAATGAAGGCCATCTACGATCTTGAAGTTCCTGAAGGTTATACTACAGAATTACAATTTTTCTTTGGTTATCAAATAGATCAAATAAGAAATTTAATAGCACATTGGTCAACTCATTATGATTATTTGTTTTCGGTAGATAGTGATATTTCTTTTTCACCAGATACACTTAAAAAACTTTTAAGTCATAATAAAGATATGGTGTCAGGTCTGTATATACAAAGAAAACAAAACGAACATATATTAGAAGTTTATGAACCTAATGACAAAGGCGGATGTTCAAATATACCATTTGAAAAAATAAAGGATATTCCATTAATAGAATTAGTAGCTTGTGGTATGGGCTGTGTATTAATTAAAGGAGATGTTTTTAGATCAATATCTTATCCTCATTTTGTTTATCATTCAGCAATAGATCATAAAAACACAATATCGGAAGATGTTGATTTTTGTAGAAAAGTTAAATCAAAAGGTTTTGGAATATTTGCCGATACAACAGTACATTGTGAACATATAGGTAATACAATTTTTAAAGTAGAAAATACACCTAATGTGCCAACTGTAGACAAAAAAGAAATTAATATACCTGATAGATTAAAAGATTTATCAAATAAAAGATTGTTACCTCAAATACATGTAGATTATTTAAAAAGTTTAAACATATCTCCTAAAGTAATTTATGATATAGGTGCTTGTGTTCTACATTGGACAAGTGAAGCTAAAACAATATGGCCAAATGCTGAGTATGTTGTTTTTGAAGCTATGTCTGAGTGTGAATTTTTATATAAAGAAAATAATTTACAATATCATATAGGTGTATTAAGTGATGTAAATGATAAAGAAGTTAATTTTTATAAAAACACTTATCATCCTGGTGGAAATAGTTATTATAAAGAAAACGAACAAATCAGTTCTGAATCTAATAAATTGTATAATGAAAGTAATAAAAAATTATATAAAACTAAAACTTTAGATGGTATCATAAGTTCAAGAAATCTACCTATGCCGGACTTGATAAAAATAGATGTACAAGGTGCTGAATTAGATGTACTAAAAGGATCTAAAGAAGCTTTAAAACATTGTAAAGATTTAATATTAGAATTACAAATAGTAGAATATAATAAAGGCGCACCTCTAAGAGATGAAGTAATTAAATATGTTGAGAATTTAGGTTTTAGATTAATTTCAGGACCTTTTTGTGATAATGGCCCAGATGGAGATTATCATTTTTCTAAAAACAATGTAGAAATAAAAATACCTACAAATAAATTTTTTGATTAAGGATTATAAGTTGAAACTACACCAGGGTAAACAGTAATAATACCTTCAACTACACGAGTTACCGTACTATCATCAACATTAGTTATTTCCACATCATACACCCAACGGCCATCTTCCAATAGAGCTGTTGTAGCTGGATCCAATTTTATAGTTACAATTCCGTCAGCTTCATAGACAGTAATATCAAAATATACTCTATCGTAAGTAGCAGAGTACCCTTTTGACATTTTGCCTTGAGCTGTATAACCAGCTAAATTAAAAGCCGTGCCATCATCATTTTGTACCAGTACATCACTCGAAAATGTAGCGCCAGCGTCTATTGATAAGTTTGCTATACCTGCCATTTTTTATTCTTTATTATTTTCTTTTGGTTCTTCTAATTTTTTTAATTCTTCATTAATTTTAGAATTATAATAGTTTGT